GACTACGTCGTGCAGAACCAGGCGCTGGTTGATGAGCGCATGGCGCTGAAGTTGGCCGAGGAGCAGGCGAAGTGGGCGGCCAGTCAGAACGCGGCGCAGCGCCAGCAGCGCTGGGCGTGGGAGGTCGAGCGCTTCTATGCGGGCGAGGCGGCGGCGATCTACAAGGATCCCATCCTGAAGGCTGCGCTCGATGTCGCGGTGCGCCAGCTCGACGCTGATCCAGCGAATGCCACGCGCTCCGACGCATGGATTCTGGAGGAGGCCGACCGCCAGGTGCGCGAACGAATGAATCTCGGCTCGACGCAGCGGCAGAGCCGGGATCGCAAGGGCGGCAAGCAGCCCGACCTGTCGAACCTGCCCAAGACGCTGGCCAACCTGCCGGCTGCCGAGCTCTCGGAGACTGGGGCCGACGAATTCGCCTACTTGGAGAAGCTTGCCGACAAGGATCCGATGGCCTACGAGGCGGCGCTGCGCAAGCTGACACCCGAGCAGGAAGCGCGCTATCTGGGGGTGGCCTGACCGTGAGCATGAAAGTCGACCTCCGCGTGGGCGAGGCGCTGCGCCTCGATGGCGGCCGCATTGTCGTCACGCTGCTGGAGAAGTCGGGCCAGCGGGCGCGCATCAGCGTGGAGGCCGACGATTCGGTGAAGATCCAGTTGCCACGGAGCGCGCAAGTCTGCGGGCTCGACGACGCTCGCGGGGCTGAAATGCTGGCTGGCACGATATAACCAGCCTGCAGGCCTGCAGCGTCAGGCCTCGTAGAAACGGGTGCGCAAGAGTGCGCCTTGGATTGAGGTATTTCCAAGGAGATTCTGATGCCTCGTACTGTCGTGGGTGCTGGCGACCCGAAAGCCGTCAAGAAGTACTCCGCCTTCCTGGCGGTCGACACCAGCCGCAAGAGCTATTTCAACAAGAAGTTCATGGGCGTGGGCGAGGAAGCCCAGACGCCCCTGCAGACCCTGCCGCACCTCGAGAACGACGCCGGCGACCAGATCAGCTACGACCTGGTGATGCAGCTCAAGATGAAGCCGGTCCAGGGCGACAACATCCTGCGCGGCAAGGAAGAGAATCTGAAGTTCTACACGGACTCCCTCTACATCGACCAACTGCGCGGCGGCGTGAACACGGGCGGAAAGATGACCCGCAAGCGCACCATTCACGATCTGCGCAAGATCGCCCGGGTGCGCCAGTCGGACTGGTGGGCGCGCCTCTTCGACGAGACCCTGTTCATCTACCTGTCGGGCGCACGCGGGATCAATCCGGACTACATCGAAGACACCGACTTCGCCGGCTACGCGAACAACCCGCTGACCGCTCCGGACGCGCAGCACCTGATGTACGGCGGTGACGCGAACAGCAAGGGCTCTCTCGATGCCGGCGACAAGATGTCGCTCAAGCTCATCGACCGCGCCGTGGCGCGCGCCGAGGTCATGGGCGGTGGCACGACCGGCATTCCCGCGATCCAGCCCGTGATGATCGACGGTGAAGAGCACTTCGTGCTCGTCATGCACCCCTGGTGCGAGTTCGACCTGCGTACCGACACCGGTACCGGCGGCTGGCTCGACATCCAGAAGGCGATCGCCACTAGCGATGGGCGCAACAGCCCGATCATGAAGGGCGGCCTGGGCATGCACAACAACGTGATCCTGCACAAGCACAAGGGGGTGATCCGCTTCTCGGACTACGGCGTGGGCACCGTAGCTGCCGCTCGGAACCTGTTCATGGGCCGCCAAGCCGGTGTGGTGGCCTTCGGTTCGCCCGGGACTGGACTGCGCTTCGACTGGAACGAGGAAGTCGAAGACCGCGGCAACCAAGTCGTCATCACCACGGCCAGCATTTTCGGCGTGAAGAAGTCGCGCTTCACGATCGAGGGCAACAGCTACGACTTCGGCGCGATCGCGCTCGACGTCGCGTGCGCGGATCCCAGCTAACCCGGCCCAGACCTGAAGGAGAAACGAGATGGCCCTGAAGCAATCCGCTCACGCCCGTGGCGTGATCCCCACCCCGGTGGCGACTGCCTGCGAAGTGGTCGCCTGCCGCGCGTCTTTCACCCTGACCGGCGACCTGGCCGTCGGCGACATCGTTGAAATGATGAACCTGCCGGCTGGCCACGTGCCGGTCGACGTCCTCTTCGACGGCGATGCGATGGGCGCGGGCACGGTCTCCGTCGGTTTGCTGAACGCCGACAAGAGCGATCTGGATACCGCGGCCTCAGGCGGTGCCGCATGGCTCACCGGCGGTGCAGTGACCACCGCGGCCGGTCTGCGTGCCGATTCGGCGGGTCTGCGCGCCATGTCGCGCTGCGCCCCGAGCCAGTCGGCGAACCGTCCGATCGGCATCAAGATCGCGACCGACACCACCGCGACCAGCGGCACCATCGGTCTGACCCTGCTGTACCGCTCGGCGTAATGCCGTGAGAAGCCCGCCCCTGCGCTGATGCCGGGGGCGGGCTTTGTTCGTGCGAGGACACCATGAAAATCCGCTGCATCATCCGCCGGAAAGCGGGCTCCAGCCAGACGATCGAAGGCGTGACGTACCGCTGGAACGACCAGAACGATCACGTCTGCGAGGTCGCCAACGACGCGCACGCCGAGAAGCTCCTCGCGCATCCCGAGAGCTGGGTGGCCGAGGGGGCCGTCGAGACAGGCGAGGAGGGCGCGCAGACCGCCGAGAAGCCGACTCGTGGCCGTCGTCGCAAGCAGGAAGCCGAGGCGAGCGAGGAGGGCGCGCAGTAATGCAGCTCGACGAGCTCATTCGGCGCGGCCGGCTCGTGACGCATGACTCTGTCGTGCCGTACTTCGCCGCCGACGACGACTGGCGCGACTGGCTCAACGAGGCGCAGGACGAGGCCGCGATCCGCGGACGCTTGATCGAAGACGAGGCCATCGAGGTCGATGTCGTCGCGGGTGAGCCGCTGGCCGAGTATCCGGCCTACATCTGGGCTGTGCAGCGGGTGTTCTTCGCTGGCCGTCGGCTGCAGCTCGTCGATCGCGAGATGCTGGACGCCGGCGAGGGCGAGCAGTGGGAGTCCGCAACTGGGCAGCCGATCGCCTGCTACGAGGTCTCCGGGAAGCTGCGCCTCTACCCGATCCCGGACTCGAGCGGCACTGCGCGCGTTGCGGGCTTCTGTGTGCCACGCCATCCGATGGCGGCAGGCTCCGACGAGCCCGGACTGCCGGTGCGCGCGCACTTAAAGCTCCTGAACTTCGCGCTCTCCCAGTACTACGGCCGGCAGGACGCCGATGCGTTCGACCCGGATAAGGCCGCGCAGTATGCCGCCGCGTTCGAGGCCGACTTCGGCCCGCCAGTCGACGAGAAAGCCATGCGCAGGAAGCGCATCAACGTGCGGCGCTTCGTCGCAGGAGCGTGGTTCTGATGCCTGAATCTGACATCAACGTCGTCATCACCCGCCTGGGAATCCTCTCGGATGACGTCGGCGAGCTGAAAGAGACGCTGCGCCAGATCGCCACCGCGGTGACTCGGCTCGCACTCGTGGAAGAGCGCCAGTCGCAAACCAATGAGGCGCTGGGCCGCGCCTTCAAGCAGATCGACAAGATCGACGGCAAGCTGACCTCCATAGAGCAGCGCGTTGCCGCGATCGAAAAGGAGATGCCGGGCCAGCGGCAAACCTCCTCGTGGGTCGTTGCATTCGTGCTTGCGAGCGCTGCGACGGCGTTCATGTTCATTGCGCACAAGGCAGGGCTTAAGTGATGACCAAGCAGCTTCCCCGCGGTATCCGCAACCACAACCCGGGCAACGTCGAGCGAGGCAAGGATCGCTGGCTCGGCATGAGCGCTGACCAGTCGGCCGACACGCGATTCCTCGTCTTCGATACCCCCGAGGCTGGCATCCGTGCGCTGATGCGGATTCTCATCAACTACCAGGAGCGGCACGGCATCAAGACGCTGCGCGATGCGATCAACCGCTGGGCGCCACCGGGCGAGAACAACAGCAGCGCCTACGTGCAACACGTCTCCCGCCTAACCGGCTTCGATCCGGATGAGCCGCTGGACTTCCTGGATCGGGAGATCAACGTGGCGCTCGCCCGCGCGATAGTGCGCCACGAGAACGGCGAGCCGACCGTCTACGGGCGCAGGGAGTGGTATCCGTCCGACGTCTTCGAGCGCGCTGCAGTGATGGCCGGCTTCGAGCCTGTTGCCAAGCCGCTTGCCAAGTCGCGTACCGTCGCAGGCGCTGTCATCGCCGCGGCCGGAGTCGCGGTGGGTGTCGCAGTCGGCTCGCCTGAGACGGCCGAGGTCGCCGCAGGGCTGCCGATCACCGCCGAGGACGTGACCGCCGTCGCAGGCGCGCTCACCCCGCTGCTGGGCGTCTCGATCCTTCAGTACCTGTCGCCGATCGCCACCCTGGCCGGCGTGGCGCTGACTATCTACGCGCGGTGGGACGACGCCCGGAGAAAGCTGCGGTGAGCTACCAGGAACTCCCGATGTCCTGTCGTCAGTGCGCGCATCGACACAGTCAGTACATCTACCCGGACTGGTCTCACAAGTGCCTCAAAGTCAAACCGATGGTTGAGGTGTGCGCGTGGAAAACCGCCCGACACCCCAACTTCGAGGAGCAACACCGTGCCGGCGTCCGTGACGAAACTTGACGACTGGAAGGCTTCGCGCACGCGCCCAGCGGTAATCGACTACTGCCGCTGGAACGAGGCGCTCGAGATGACCCTGCGCGCCAACGTCGATGCAGCCTTCACGCTGACTTTTCTGTGGCCGCGCATCCTGTTGCGCACGTATTTCGGAATGTGAGGGAAAGTAAATGGCACGACGGAATGATTATGGAATCAACACCCAGTTCGAACGGGATACGCTGCGAATCGGTGAGATTGTCCTCGGGAACGGTGAGCGACAACTCGTTACCGCCACAACCGGCCCGGGTGGGGGGAATAGATTGCTGGCCGGGAATCTCCCCGCAGACATGGCGCAACTCTCGAATGTCGTTGTTGCTGGCGGCCTGTTGCAGTCCTGGACCG